TTAGAAGGTTCATTTGCTTCTCTACAAATGAAATCTGGCCATACTTGTTTAACAAAGAAAAGGAATTCTGTTCTAGCTTTCAGTATCTTTTTTGCATCTAGAAGTTGTTTTACCTTAATTAACTTCTCTTTTGGGAGTAAATCTAAATCCATAAGTATTTTGGTTATATCATATTTGTCTAACTTTGCACGTATGTTGTTCGTCAAGTTACATTCGCAAAATCTGGGGGGTGGGGTGCGGAAAAATCGCTAAATCTAGTATGGTGAAAAAAAGAGATACTAATTTGAGATGGTGAACAGGTGAGAGCCTGGCGCGTTAGCGCCAGGCAATTTATATTAGTTTGGTCGCGTCATGGTCGTAGTATCTCGCACAAGTCCAAATTTTTCTGCGAGATTTCCAGCGAGAGCTGTCGCGAACTTAACAATCTTCTCATCTTCTTTGTTCTGTAAAACAAACTCAAAGATTTGTTGGTCGAGATATCCTGCAACAAGTTGCCAATCAATAGTTGATTGTTGTTTATTTTTTAAAATATCAACGAACTGTTTTACTTCTGCTAATTTCTGCGCATCAGTTTTATCTTCCGAAGATATTATCTCATTCACTTTTATAATCGCTTTTGTCATAACAATTATAATACAGTTTTGATTGAGTAAGTCCAGTTTGTTCTTACATTCTTTTTACTGAACTTTTTAAACAAATCAAAGTGAGATTTTTTAAAATTCTCACTATCGAACATATTATATTCTTTTACATTACGATTGATTTGATAGTGATATTTATTTTTAATCACACTTAAACCATTAACATTAGGTTGGAATTGCTCGAACAATAAAACTAATTCAGGTTTTATTATTCTATTCCAATCACTACTTAATTGGCTTTTGTTATCTAACAAATCACAACTATTTATAATTAGTTGAGTTTGTTTTCTGTTAAGACTTTTAACAGATTTCTCTTTTGTCTTTGTCATGTTATATACTCCTATTGTTTATATTTATAACAATAAAAGATTATCAAATCCCATGACCATATCAAGCTTTATTTTACATTTTTTTCTTTTTTTATTTTAACCTCACATATTCAATAATAGCCAACCAACCAACGACCAATAAAAAAAATTCCGAATTTTCGCGGTACCGCCGTACCGCTTCTGGCTTTCTTTCTCATCATCAACCTCGACTTTTCTGTGGGAAATGGGAAACGGGAAAACGTTGCTCACATCAGCTTGTCCTGAGCTGCGGACCGTACCAGATCCATTAGCTTTTCTATCCACGACAGAACTCCTTTCTTCTGATGGGAATTGGGAAACCAGCGTGAGTCTGGGACCGCCGTACCAGCAGCCTCCAGTCTCTTCATCTGTTAACTCACGGCTTCGAGCGTTGGGATGGGAAACGGGATCTAGATGAATATCGCTACCAAAGCCAGGCCCACGAACACGCGACCCCATTCCGACCTTATCAAAAACAAACCAAATAATATACCTAACCAGTGCACTCATCGTCCTCCTCTCTTTCGTTCAGGATGTACTGCGCAGCAACCTCTGCAGCCCACCAGCTCAGCAGGTTTTTAAACTGTTTCATGGTCCGCACATCATCTCCTCCGTTCAATTGGGATACGTACCGCATGATCGACAGGCCACTGTCGTTGGCATGTTGGTAGAGCTGCTCCCAGATCCAGGTCTCATGTTCATCATAGAACTTCACTGTATCATCGTAGTAAATCAGTGACGGGATAATCCCGCCACTGCAACCATGTTTGACAATATCTTCTATTGTAAATTGTTCGGCTTTTTCACCTGCTAGCAAAAATTTTTGTATACTCATACTTTCGCTACCTTCCACGTAATGCCTTCGGCATCTGTTTTATATTTGAATTTATCACCGATCTTATAATTGATTTGATTAAAAGGTTGATTGTCTAGAATCCCAATCCCGTTCTTCAAATCGCCTTTGAAGATTCTACACCACATCTTCTCATCACCTCTCTTTGCATCTTTGAACCAAACGTACACCATTCGCTTCGCCCATCTTGGGTGCTTTTCAAATTTCTTAACACTGAAGTAAGATTCTTTTGTATGTTTCTTACAAGAAAACATAATCGTTTCTTTTGTCATCATTTTCTCCTTTGGTTGTCCCATGAACATAAGATGTTTATTTGCAAAAGTCAATCCCCTAAATAAAAAATTTTTCACACAAGCGCGTGTGTATGCGTAAGGTAATCTACAGCACCCTGACCTGCGGACCAGCGGTACCGCCGTCTGGAAGGACTCTATCTACAAACCACAGTTCTTGGTTCTGCAGTGGGAAGTGGGAAATGGGAGATGGGGCATCATAGGTTGCGCGATAAACACCGAGCGACTAGTCTTGGACTACAGTGGGAAGCTTTTACTCGAGTGCCCCAAGATGACGGTAGCCCAACGGACAAACAGGAGCTAACAAGTTTGAGATGATTGAGCTACCATGTGCGTATATATATTATCCCACGCTAATGTCAAGTAATTATTTTCACCAGCTTCTACGCTGCACGGTCCCCATCCATTTTATGATCCTGCTGTCCTGAACAAAAGCGTGAATTACCAATGGGAAATGGGATTTGGTGACTGGTACGCGGTACCAGCTGCCTCCTGAGTCTGGGTCGATGGTCAAAGAATGTTGAATGTGCAGTGGGAGTTGGGAAATGGGAAACGGGGATCACCTGCTGCTGGGTCCCTGATCCAGCTCAGCATGCAGGATGGTCTGTAAAAGATGGTCGTAGTCAACGGGATACGGGAAATTGGCAAACGGGACGGGGGTTGATGGCTCATGAACCATGGCCGATGTCCACTGGTACAGTTTTAAAGCTCTCTCAGAGAGGGCCTTTCGCAAGATAAATACTCTGCCACCTTCTCTACCACGCCTGATAATCCACGACTTTTGGTATTTAGATAATCGGATCGCTGTACCAGAACTTACCTTTAGCTCTAACCAAAACTCTATACCATTACAACAGCCATTAACGTCTGGAATTCCTAGTCCTACGTTTGTTTCGATTCTTTGAAAGTGTACGTTTGGTAACGCTTTTCTTAGATCTTCGTATAGTTTCGACTCTTGTTTTCGCATTGGTTTTATCTCCTAAATTTATATTCTTTTGTATGTAAGGTAAGAACCATTTGTTATCCCTAATTATTTGTGAAAGTGAATTAGTTAAATTGTTTACAACAAGCTCTTCATCTTTATCTTGTGCCAAGCAATTGCCCTCTGAATTTAAACCAGAATGATATACAGCTGAATGTAATACTTCATGAAGTAATGAGTTTGCTAAAGATCTAGATGACTGCGTCTTATCTAATTCAATAACATTTTTTACAGAGTCGTACTCCCCAAAACAATGATTGTCGTTATCATTAGTAGGTGAAATAAGATTAATTTTAACATCTTCGTAATTGACTCTAATCTTCTTTTTTAGTGTTGACACTAACCACTCCCACATTAGTTGATATCAAATGAGAGTTATGATGTTTATGAAATGCGTTCCAAAAATCTTTTTCAGTCTTCCAATTCATCGTTACCTTCTTCGGCTTCGATTTCGAGGACTTTGCTGTTTGGTATTTCATCACGTAGCTCATTGATTTGTTTTATTAATTCTTCCTTAGACATTGCTGAAAGGTCTTGAACCTTAATTTCTTTCTTGTCAACATACAAACCAACAGATTGACCTAACCTAAACTCTGCATTGATAGCTGCTGCTAACTGCCCTTTGTCCTCTGCTTTTTTTGATAAATCGTCTAATCTTCTAAGATGTCTATAATGATCTTTATAAGTTTTAGCTGCCGAATCTCTTAACTTCTCAATGTAGGCTACCACATGAGGATATTTATCTGGATTAGTTAATAAACTACCTGTTTTCTCGCAAATTTTTTCAGCGTAGCCTGCCTGTTTAGCAGCTTCTTTTTTTGTTACGTCAGGATACCTGGATACATAATACTCAGCAAATGTTCTTTGTTTTGGTGTCAGATATTCTGCACCTTTCAATCGTTTTTTTAATGCTCCAACAGTATTCATAATTTTCCAAACCTACATAGGTACAATAAACTAAAAATATATACTTACCACAAAAAAGGTCAGCTAACCAGTAGAGTTACTATTAGTAGACTGAAATTCAGTGTACTTTCAGGGTACTACACTGAAAGAATAAACGTTGGTATATAAGGATAATAGTCTATTTTCCTGTTTTCAGTGTACTCGGTACTATTTTTCATGTCATACATGCTCGTACCTTAGTGTACCTTATAAGATATCATAATTTAGAACCATTCTAAACTATATTATTTGCTCTCGTCCGTGATCCGTGGTAAAGTCTTGACATGGAGGTAGCCATGAATAAAACTTAACTGGGTATTAATTACTCCCTCGGGCTCAGTGGTTTTTCAACGGTTGATTTTGGCCACTGGGCCTTTTCTTTTATGTACCTTCTAACTTCTTCAAATCTTTCTTTATTCCGCGCAATATGTTCACAAGCACCCATGAACTCAACATCAGTATAATCATACTTCATGCGATTAACAAACCAACAGCAAAACACCACATTTCCTCGCTCATAGGGCCTCGTAGAATCGAATCTATCAATTGATATATTGGTTTCCTTAGCCTTCCCTAACCCAAGCTCATAAGTCATTTCAATGCCTGAATATGGACAATGGATCCCGAACCTTTCAAACTGTAATCTAAATATCTCTAAAAACTCATGACGTTTTAATAAAGATTCTTTTCGTTTTTTCTTATCACTTCTATTTCTTAAATTTTTTGTAAGATAGTCTATGTATTCAATTGGACTTGATGAGTATTTTTTAATCCTACTTGAATTCAAGCATGTTCGACATTCGGCCTGGAGCCGTTGTTTACCTGCCTTAAAATAAAATTCTTGTAAATTTTTTGTAATTCCACATTTGCTGCATTGTTTAGTGGACCGTTTTTCTATTCGGTATTTAATACTAAAGTCGTATTTTTCTTTTTCGGTTATATTCTTTGCGCCAATTGATATAGTCGATTTGATCTGGAGAGAAGTAGACTTGTTCATTCTCTACCATACGCTGGTAAGTGTCGTAAACGTAAGTGTAATCAAACCCAGCCAAAGAGCAGACAGTATTAAAATCGTCACCCCCATCAGAGAACCAACCGTGTGCCTTATATTTCTGTACCACCAACGGTCTCTCCATACCAGGATATATAACATCTTCAAAAGCGCGTTGTAAAACAGCCCTCCATAATTTTTGTTCTGGTAATATTTTTTTAGACTCATATCCTGTTTTTAGCTCCTCGATTAACATGGTAATGAATTAAACGAGGACTGGGCCAGAATGGTAGCTCTGAAAGATGACAAAAGAGATCACCCAGCCCTCATTTAAATCACTTAACTACGCGTAATACGCTCGCATTAAGTTTCTCCTTATCTGTTTTTTTGCGGATCTGATCGAGGTGGACTCTGAAGGCTAATCCACTATCGTCAAATCCAAAACTAGCTCCACAAAACAATCCGTACATAACGGATTTGATTTTATTAAACTCTTCACGACTGGTACGTGACGCGATGAGCTTTACTGCGTTGTCTAGTTCAGCCACAAATACTCCTAAATTGTTGTTAATTAATAGAAAAATGTAAATAGAAAAAAAGAAAATGATTCGTTTTTATAGTTGTACGCCAACTGTCTTGCTTATACTCCTAATTGTAAATGAAAACAAGTGCTATTTCGTTTCACCTAAAATCTTTTTAACATAAGCTTCTGGACTCATTTTACGGTCCTTCGCCCGTCTTTCTACTTCCTTTTTAATCAAAAGCGATATGTATTGGCTAGGCCCTCTATGTTCCTTACCGCATAACCCTTTCAAAACATCGTAGTCGGGTTTACGTACCGCAACAGATTTATGTCTCATTATGTTCATGATTCCTCCTCTTTCTCAATTAGTGTTACTATTTTTTCTAAACTTTGCACAGAACAATTTTTAATGAAGCCAGAGATTTTTCTCTTGTATGTACTTTTAAGTTCTTCATGCCTTCGGCCTCTGTTAGCCTCTTGCACTGCTCTGATTTCATCTAAAGTTTGATCAACCATTTTGATTTAACTTAGCTGCTTCTTTCCAAACATTGATCTCAACATCTTTTTTTGCAGATT